ATTCAATTTGTTGAAGACCAAGAGCCATTCTTTCAATTAGGAAACTTACCTGTTTACAAACTAAGAGTAACTAGATTTGAATACTCATCTGAGAGATTAGATACTGGCGTTTCTGATATAGACGCCGCTGAGGACAAATACTCACTTGATATGTTAAATCATCAAATGACACTTGAAGCTGAAGAAGGTTCATTGTTATTAGAAAATGATAGTGCAAGTGGTGAAAGTAATTACTTCTTACTTGAATCATACGAAATACAAACTCAATCACCTTATGCTGATAATATAGATTTAGATAATGAGGCAGGTTTTGATACAGCGTCTGTAAGTGATGACATACTAGACTTTACTGAAAGAAATCCATTTGGTGAAGTAGACTTTGGTGGATAAAAATGTTTGGCAGATATTCATATAATCAGACTTTAAGAAAAATGACTATTGCGTTTGGTCAGATTTTTAATAATATACAAATTAAAAGGAAAGATTCAAGCGATAATGTTATACAAACAATTAAAGTGCCATTAGCATATGCACCAAAAGAAAAGTTTTTAACAAGATTAGATGGACAAGCAAGTTTAAATGATAGAGAATTTGCAGTTACTTTACCTAGAATGGGTTTTGAAATAACAGGTCTATCTTATGACGGCTCTAGAAAATTAACAAGAGTACAAAAATATAGAACAGCAAAACAAAATATAGATGGTAAGGTTTTAAATTTTAATTATACTCCTGTACCATATAATATTAATTATAGTTTATATGCATTTACAGCTACTGCTGAAGGTGGTCTACAAATCGTAGAACAAATTGTTCCGTTTTTTCAACCTGATTATACTGTAACTGTAAATATTATACCAGATTTAGATATAAAAAGAGATGTACCGATTGTATTAAATAGTATTAATTATGAAGATAGTTATGATGGTAGTTTTACCACAAGAAGAGCTGTAATTTATACAATGAATTTTACAGCAAAAACATATCTATTTGGTCCAGACCAAACTCAAAAAACTATCAAAACTGTACAAGTTGATATGTACTCTGATAATGATACAACAAATAAAGCAAGAGAAGAAAGAATTACTGTACAACCAAGCCCAACCACAGCAGATTTTGATGATGACTTTGGGTTTACAACAACAATTGAAAACTTTACAGACAGTAAAAATTATGATTCTGATACTGATTCAGATGTATAAATATATGTAAAGATTTTAAACTTTAGAGGAAATAAATTATGGCAAACCCAAATATCGTTAGTGTTTCATCTATATTAGGTGGTAACGCTGGATTTAACTTGTCTAACACATTGACAGCTACTTTAATAACTGTTGACGCTGAAAAACTTGTAAAAATTAATCGTATTACTTGTGCTAATGTTGATGGTAGTTCATCAGCTGATTTAGACTTGTTCATAGATGGTTTAGGTTCAGGTGCTTCAGGAGTTACAACAACAGGTGCTGACGCTACAGTTTATCTTGCAAAAACCGTTGCTGTTCCAGCAGATACTACTCTTGTAGTTTTAGATACACCTATCTACTTAATGGAAGGTGATATTCTAAAAGGTGGTGCAAGTGCTAATAGTGATTTAGACTTGTTCGTGTCATACGAAGTTTTAGATGACGCTTAATAGATAAATTTAGGAGGCAATTAGATGTCCAGAAGTTCATCTATGAATGGTGGAGTTATTGGCGCAGACAATACACCTTCACCATCTAAAAAGATAACTACATTTACATCTAACGGATGTTTTAACCGTACAGCGACTACAGCTACCGTGATTGTAGTTGCTGGTGGCGGTGGTGGCTCTCGTGGTGGCGGAGGCGCAGGTGGTGTTCTAGTTACAGAATGTCATCCATTGCCAGCAAGTACCGTTCCTGTTACAGTTGGTGCTGGTGGAGCAAGAAGCTCAGGTGATGGTTCTTCCCCAGCCGCTCAAGGTTCTAATTCAGTATTTGGCTCTGCTACACCATTAACTGCCACAGGTGGTGGTTTCGGTGGTGAAGTACCAACAGCTAGTCCAACAGCCGCTAGAAGCGGCGGTGATGGCGGCTCAGGTGGCGGAGGCGGCGGAGGTAACCCCGCTGATGACGGAGATGGTATATCAGGTCAAGGATTTGACGGAGGCTCATCTGCTTGTTCTGCTATGGGCGGAGGCGGTGGTGCTTGTGAACAAGGTGGCGCTGGCGGAAATCAATCTGGTTGGGGTGGTAGAGGAAAAGATTTAACACCATACGGAATTCCTACTTGCATTGGCGAATGTGGATTTGTAGGAGGCGGAGGTGCTGGAGTAGGTGATAATCACCCAAGTAATCCGTATCAAACACCAGGTCAACCAGGTCCAAGAACACCACACTCAGGCGCACCAGAAGCCGCACATAAAAATATAGGTGAAGGAGGATTAGGTGGCGGTGGAATGGCACAAGTAGGATTTCCCCCACCATGTCAACAACCTCATGGTATTGCAACAAATGGTTTAGCCAATACAGGTGGCGGTGGCGGTGGTGCAAATAATCCAGGTTCAGCCCCATTCCCAGCTCCTGCTGTAGATACTTCAAAGTCAGGTGGCTCAGGTATTGTTATAGTGATTGAATGTGTTGCTGGGTCAAGTGCAAATAGTGGAATTTATGGATTACAAGCTCAATTTAGAGATACAAATAGGAGTAGTTGGTAATGCCTAGAAGTAACTCAATGAATGGTGGAATAATTGGTAAAGATAATACACCATCACCAAGTAAAAAAGTTACCACATTTACATCAAACGGATGTTTTACTAGAACGGCTACAACAGCAACAGTAATTACAATAGCTGGAGGTGGCGGAGCTTCTAGAGGTGGCGGTGGTGCTGGTGGAGTTTTAATTACCGAATGTCATCCATTGCCAGCAAGTACCGTTCCTGTTACAGTTGGTGCTGGTGGGGCTGCCTCAGCTCAACATTGTTGTAGAGCAAGTGATGGTTCAAATTCAGTATTTGGTTCTGCTACACCTTTAACTGCTACAGCAGGTGGTGCTGGTGGTGGTATAACACAACCAGGTCAATCAAAAGGAGGCGATGGCGGCTCTGGAGGCGGAGGCGGTGGAGCTAATCCTGCCTGTGCTGGCGTAGGAACTGCCGGACAAGGTTTTGATGGTGGAAGTGGATTTTCTACTGGTGGTGCTGGAAACGGTGGTGGCGGAGGCGCTGATAGACAAGGCGGTTCAGGTAACACCGCAAGTCCTGGTGGTAGAGGAAAAGATTTAACACCTTATGGTGTGCCTACTTGTTTAGGTGAATGTGGATTTTTTGGTGGCGGTGGAGCAGGAAGTGGCGATTGTCATCCTAGTAATCCATATCAAACACCAGGTCAACCAGGTCCTAGAACGCCAATACACTCAGGTGCTCCAGAAGCTACTACAAAAAATGTTGGCGAGGGAGGATTAGGTGGCGGAGGTATGTCATCTGTTGGATTCCCTTTACCAGATTTTAGTCCGACAAGTGGGTCAACAGCAGGTCTTGCTAATACTGGTGGCGGCGGAGGCGGTGGACATTATATGTCGCCAAACGGAAGTCCACCTTACACAGCAAACACAACAGGACAAAACGGAGGTTCTGGTGTTGTTATAGTTATAGAAAGTGCCCCTGGTTCAAGTGCTAACAGCGGGATATATAGTTTACAAGCACAGTATAGAGATATAAGTAGGAGTAGTTGGTAATGCCACATTTTGCAAAATTAGATGAAAACAATATAGTTTTAGAAGTACAAGTATTTTCACAAGAAGATGTTGACGCTAACGGCGGAGATTATTCTGCTGGCGCTGAAACATGGGTTGAAAATTGGTCGGGACATAATAATTGGAAACAATGTTCTTATAATGATAATGCAAGAGGTAGATATCCTGGTAAAGGTGATTCGTGGGATAGTGCAAATGAAAAATTTAAAGCACCACAACCGTTTGATTCATGGACATTTAATACTTCTGATTACGAATGGCAACCACCTATTACTAGACCTAATAGTGAGTTTTTAATGGATGGTGAAACAAAAATTTGTAAAGTACAGGCCTGGTGGGATGAAGATGTTTACCAAGCAGATAATTCAAAAGGTTGGGTTGGTAGAGGTGGAACAATCTTGGCCAGCGGAATAGATGATGGTAGAGATTTTGAGTGGAACGGAAGTGCTTGGGTAGCTGTTTAAGAACATTATAAATAATATTAGATTATTAACAAGTGATTTATTATGAAATATCAAAGACTTTATTATTACTTTGAAAAAGCCTTATCACCTTTTTTATGTGATGAAATTATTGCTCAAGGATTTGTAAATAATCCAGATATAGCATACATTGGTGGTAAAGGTATGCCTAGAAATGATAAAGAACATAAAAATCTATTAGAAAAAAGAAACTCTAACACCTCTTGGATTACAGCGTGGTGGATAAAAAAAGAAATTGACCCTTATATTCGTAGAGCAAATCAAATGGCAGGTTGGAATTTTAATATTACTGATTCTGAGGCATATCAGTTTACAAAGTATGATGAAGGTCAATTTTATGATTGGCATACAGACGCTTTTGAAACACCACACAGAGATGGTCCTTGGCAAGGTCTTATTAGAAAAATATCAATTACAGTTTCACTATCAGACCCTAGAGATTATGAGGGTGGACTTTTAGAGTTTGCTTATCCACAACACGAACCAGATAAATGCAATTATGTAAAAGCAAGAGAAGCTATGCCTAGAGGTTCAATTATAGTTTTTCCAAGTTATACTTGGCACAGAGTAACACCTGTAACAAAAGGCACTAGACTTTCACTTGTACAATGGAACTTAGGACCAGGATATATTTAATTATGAAAAAGAAAAAACAAACAAAAAAAGAAGAAACAAGACAAGAATTTTTCTCAGAATATTTTTCTACACCAATTTGGAATACATCAATACCAGAATGGGTAGATGAACTTAATGTGGCTTGTAAACCTTATCTAGATGAATCACACGAAAGGCACGCTGAAGCTATAAAGAAAAATAAAGGTGATGATTTTGGTTTAGTTTATCATTCAACAAATATTCA